TGTCAGATACACCAAGTGCTTCGTACATTCTACGATAGGCTTCCTTGATGTTATGTAATTGTGGCGCCGATGTGGCCATTTGCAATTGTGTTTGTGCCAACTGAATTCTTTGTGCCATACTAAACATATTAGGATCTGCAACAGGAATGATATCAATAGCGTCATCAAAATCTGTAACCTTAACAGACCTATCTCCTCCAACTACCTGATAAGGATAATCAGAAGGTAGATAGGTCTTGATAACGTTGGCTAGAAGCTTAAACTCTTTTTTCATCGAATAATAAATTCTTTTGTGTATCGAGCTCATTATTCTTGATCCTCTTTCTAGTAAGGCAATTGTTGTCCCTACAGGCGCCTGTTGATTTGCATCACCGACTTGCATGTCAGCAATTTGTGCAAATCGTTGGCCTGCTTGCACCACAAAACCTAGAAGAGCGAATAATGTTTGGGATGGTTCTTTGTATGGTAATGGCATTAATCCATCACGGATCGCACCACCAGGTGCATCTACATCTCTAAATTCACCAGGTTGCAAAGGATTATCATCATCACGAATTCTCAATCCTCTTGCTTTAAACCCAGCTGGTAAGTTTGATAAAGTTCCTGCATCAAGCAATTGTCTTAGTGCTTGTGTTGCTGATCTTGATAGACCACCAATTAAATGTATTAAACCAAATCCATAAAAACCTAAACCTTGTAAAAATTTAAAGTGAACAAAGTATTGCGTTTTCTTAAATAGTTGATCTCCTTCTTCGTAGTTTCTTCTAATCGATAACACGTTACGCGACTCTTCATCAATGGTTACGATGTAAGGTATTTTGATACCTGTCTTTTCTTCGCCTTGTTTATCTTCATATCCAACTAAATCTAAGTTCACGTGAAATTCTAGTAGAGACATCATCATACCTTCACCGACTTGCTCCACACCTTCTAATCTATCTATCTTATCTTTTACTGCATAACTATTTTGTGGGCTATCTTCGTAAGGTTTTAATTCTATATCTCTGTAAAATCCTGATACTTGTTTTTTGCGAACTTCATTTTCAGTCATACGTACTACGTGCGTAATACGTTCACAACTTTCTAAATCTGTTGCTGTATAGGGAACAACTAAATCTTCTGCGGGAATAAATTTTGATACAGCTCTGCCTAAGCTTGCATCATAGTAAACTTTTTTAAATGTCGATCCTGATAATGGTAAATAGAAAAGCATCTGATCAAGCTCAGGTGTGTACTCCTCCATGACATTTGTAATTTGATAATTCATAAAATCTTTTACGCGTTGTGACTGCTGATACTTTTCTGGCGTTTCGTCGCCCACGACATACGTTCGTACGGGACCTGATGCAGGCATCAATTCTTTGTAAGCGGAGGAACTAAATTGTGTAACTGCTTCTGCTAATAGTGGATGCGTAACTCCACTTGCTCCTTGAAAAGGTTGTGTTCTTTCATTGTATTTAAATCCAAGTAAATCTAATCCTTGAGAATATGTTCTCTCCCATTCTTCTCTTGATGATTTATCATTTTCATATTCCTGTAATAAATCTGAAGAGATAATATTTAATTCAGTCTCATCAATGTTTTCTGCAAGGTTGCCATAGAAATCTTCCATTATGTCTCGCGGATCGTCGGTCACGGTAACCTCCTCAGAAACAATTTCTATCTCTACAGGTTCCTCATTTTTTATTGCGTCTTCGATTGTCTCGCCAACAACAGTTTCTATCTTTTTATCTATGTTATTTTCGACCATACTTTTTTATAGATTATTAATGTCAATTAATCCACCAAAATTAAATTTAGGTATAGGTATACGCCTTTTTATTAGGCCACCAGTTTTTTTCTTATCTATTTTTTTGGTGGTGTCGGTGATTGTTTTTGACTCTTGTTGGAGGACTTTTGCAAAGAACTTCGTAAGTTGTTTTGCATAATAATAGACGTTTGTCCTGCTTCCACTCTCGGCAATTGACGAGGGTTGGTCACTAAAGTTGTCGATATAACCTTGCCCATTTTTTTGTTTCTCCCAGTTATTAACTAATTTCTTTAATTCTATCTCAGATATAAATGTTTCAACGTCAAAATCCAAGTCTTTAATTATCTCATTTAAACCATTTTCTGTGAATTCTTGTATATAAGGCAATATCTCTGCCTTTTTTAAACTTGATTTTTTAATTGCATCGCTATCAATAATTAAACGAATGCCTGGTTTTCCATCAACAATAATAGGTTGATAGGCTTGAAACAGTTTTTCTGGATCATTATTCATTATCTGTTCAAATAACGATTTAACGACATCACTGTCCTGAAGACTTTTTTCTCCAACTTCAACAATATCTAATGCAAAATGATTAGGATTTTTTGTAATTTCTTTTGCTGTATTTACCCATACTTCTGGCTGATTAAGCATATACCCTAGTTTTGCCGCCGCATCTGTGGCTGCTTCTCTTGATATAAAACCTTGTTGAGTAGTTTTTGGCTCAACTCCTCCAGTGCCGTATACAATCTGACTAAAATCTATACCTGTCATTTCATTGACATACTCAATTGCTTTGGCCGTGACTTGATCGTTAACTTTAAATTTTTTCTCATCATCTAAAGCATTGTACTTTTCTCCGTAAATATTTGCCCACGGAGAACCTACAGCTGGATCGACGTTCATTGAAATACGACGCAAGTTTCTATTAAGTGCCATATCGATATCTCCAGACGTTCCAAGTTCGCCGTACATTTTTGTTAAGTTCATCCATCCTATTGCCTGTATCTCTGTAGGTGTCCAATCGTTTTTGCCTTTCCAACTTATGCTATTTAGGTACTGTGTTAGCCCTTGTCCAAATAAAGATCTATTTTCATATTTGGTTCCAGTAATACCTCCTTGACCAAAATCCGTTTTTACATTTTCAGGAATAACGTAGCCCATTTTTTCTAATTTATTTAAATATACTTGATCCACCATCCCCGTATCGCGAGCCGTGTGGACATCAACAACGAACGGCGCTCCACCTTCTTTACTGTCCGCCATAATTGATCTAGTAGTTTTGCCATCACCTGCATCGATAAAGTCAGCAATCTTTGGTCCAATACCACTTTCAATTTGTTTCCCGTAAATTATGCTTTTAATATTATTTGTTGGTGCGTCTAATCCTTTACCTTTGACATCATCAAAATCTACACCTCTTTTATACTGCTCATAAATGTAAATAACATTTGCCAACGCGTTTGTTGGTGATTCATTAATCTGTCCTGATAACCAAGCTTTCCCAAGTATACCGTTCATTCTCTTATCGCCGTTTGTCATCACGTTAAAACTGTCATAAACTTTTTTGTACCAGTTTTTTTGATTCATGATCTCTTCATCACTAAGTGTAATTTTCGCAATCCAATCTTCATAGTTAATATTTCCAATTGCTATGGGAGGCAGATTAGAGCCCTCTTTCGGCATTAAAACTATTCTGTCGTTTAATGGTCCGCCTGGATATTCTTCTTTTTTACCATCAATAATATTCGTTAGACGGAGCACGTGAAGTCTTAAATTGTTCTTAATTTTTTCAGGAGATAAATCTATTCCCTTATCTTTATTCTTTTTGTCTTGTATTTTTTTGAACTTACCTTCTAAACTTGATACTGTTTGATCTACTGTTTCCTCTAGTAATAATTCTGCTAGCCTTTTGTAATTTATATCAATCTTAGGCCCTCCGCCATCATCGTCTGGATCAGGCATTTGATCTGGAAGATCTGGAAGTATTCTTCCTTCTTGATCTATTGTTTTTGTTTTCTTTTCTTTTGAATCATCTTTTTTGGCTTCAACGACAATGTTGTTGAGTGACGTTTCGCCGACCGCGGGAGCCGAGTCATAAAAACTGCCTTCATAAGTTTTGAACCCTTTTATTCTATCGAGCTCCGTTGTAGGTATGAGTTCGTCTAATGGAACAATATCGCTTTCACCAAAACCAGATAAATCTATGCCTTGACCTCTAAAATATTCTATTGCTGCTGGAACAGTTACTCCTAGACCAGTAGCAATTTGTGCAAGTGTTAAGGCCTGTACTACCATTTAATAATACACGTATTGTCTTGGCTCAGATGGTTTGTCTTCATAATCGTCCTTTAATGATACAAAATTACCTTGTCGATACCTCATCAAAGCTTGAGTCATAGTATCAACTAAATCATCGTGCTCACCATAAGGAAAAGCTGCGCATTCTTCAATCATTTCTTCAGCAAA